GCCACCGCCATGACCCTGTCGGCATCGGCCAGCCAGGCCAGCACCGTCACCGGCGCCGCCGTCAATCTTTCCGGCTACGACACGCCCATCGTCATCGTGCAAAGCCACGGCACCGGCACCGGCACCCTCGACGGCAAGATTCAGGATTCCGCCGACGGTTCCACCGGCTGGGCCGACGTCACCGGCGCCACCTTCTCGCAATCGACCACCACCGCCGACGTCAAGATTCTCTCGCTCGACCCCAAGTCGACCAAGGGCTATATCCGCTACGTCGGCACCATCGTCACCGGCCCGCAGAACGTCGCGGTCGTCGCTGCAGGCATCAAAAAGCTGATCTGATGGCTTTTGTCGAAGATACCCGGCCTTACTTCGCCGACTTCGGGGCCACCGCCACGAAGTCCGGCGTCGCCGTGGCCGGCATCTTCGATTCCGCCTACGCGCAAAGTTTCGACATGATCGCCGGCAGCGGCCCGGTGTTCACCTGTGCTTCCAGCGCCGGCATCACGCGCGGCAATACGCTGGTCATCAACGGCACCAGCTACACCGTCACCATCATCGAGCCCGACGGCACCGGCATGTCGCGCTGCCGCCTGGAGGCCGTCTAAATGGCCCACGCCCGCCAGACCATCCGCGAAGCGGCGGCCACGCTGCTTACCGGCCTGACCACCACCGGCTCGCGCGTCTTCCAGTCGCGCATGGTGCCGCAGGAATCGCTGCCGTGCCTGCTGATCAAAACGCAGAATGAAGAGGCCGTTCCTGGAACCATCGGGAACCTTGTTGAGCGCCATCTAAATCTTATTGTCACCGGATATGCCAAGCAGTCAGCCACGGTCGACGACGTTTTGGACACGATTGCCGCTGAAGTTGAAACGGCAATGGCGGGATTTTCGTACCGCAACGAATACAAAAGCACTGATTCTGATTTTGAAGAGCGCTTAGAAAAGCCCGTTGGTTTTATCGAAATTACGTTTGTTGTCACCTACCTCACCGCCACCGGCACGCCCGGAACACCTCTTTAGGAGAACGAAATGGCAGTCATCACCAAATGGAGCAATGTGGCGGTATCAGTCCAGTCCGCCCTTGCCGCGACCAAGACCATCACCGCGATCACCAAGGCGTCGCCCGGTGTCGTGTCTTCAACGGCCCACGGCTACAGCAACGGCGACTACGTGCTGCTGTCCGTCCAGGGCATGTACCAGCTCAATTACCGCGTCATGCGCGTGTCTGCCGTCGCCACCGACAGCTTCTCGCTCGAAGGCGAAGACACCACCAACTACGCCACCTTCGTTTCCGGCACCGCGCAGAAAATCACCTTCGGCACCACGCTGGCGACGCTGACCAACATCAACGCCAGCGGCGGCGACTTCGATTTCGTCGATACGACCACCATCCACGACTCGATCAAGACGCAGATTCCCGGCCTCGGCAACCCCAGCACCTACAACTTCGAGTCCTTCTGGGACCCGTCCGACGCCGGCCTGGTCGCGCTGAAGTCAGCCTCCGACGCCCAGGCGCAGCGCGCCATCCTGTTCAGCTTCTCGAACAGCCAGAAGTTCGTATTTAACGGCTATGTCGGCTGTTCGCTGTCGCCTACCGGGTCGGCGCAGGACCTGATCAAGACCAGCGTGGTGTTCACCTCGCTCGGCGGCCCGAAAGCGTACTCGTCCTAAGCGATGGCGCTCAACCGATCCGACCTGGTCAAGCCTGAACTGCCGCGGGAAACCGTGGCGGTGCCGGCGCTTGGCGGCGATGTCATCGTGCGCGGCCTGCTGCTCGGCGAACGCCTCGGCCTGTTCGCCGACCTGCGCGAAGACGGCAAGAGCTACACCCACATCGGCAAGATGCTGGCGGTGGCAGTGGTCGGCGACGACGGCCAGCCGCTGCTCGGCGAGGCCGAGTGGGAAGCGTTCGGCGGGGTCAACTTCACCGCCGCGCTGGAATTGTTCACCGTGGCCCGCCGCTTGTCAGGCCTCGACGCCGAGGTCATCGAAAAAAACTGAGCGCGGCGCCCGAGCGCCGCTTTTTATTCACCCTGGCCGCCCGGCTCGGCAAGACGGTCGGCGAACTTGAACGCAGCATGACCGCCGCCGAGTTCGGCGAGTGGTTTTTGATCTGGCAGTGGCAGCCGTGGGAAAACATCCCGCAGCCGCCACCCGAAAAACAGGAAATGGACGCCCTGGCCTGGGCGGCAACGGTAGCGTAAATGGCAGAAAAAACCCAGATCGTCATCACCGCCAAGGACGAAACCGGCGCCGCCATCAATTCGGCCAAGCGCGGGCTGGCGTCGCTGTCCGGCGCCGCCGAAGGGCTGCGCAACTCGTTCTCCTTCCTCGGTGCCGCCGGTGGGCTGGCCGGACTACTCGGCGGGGTCTCGGTCGGCACCACGGTCAAGGCGGCCATCGACGACCTCGACAAGCTCAACGATTCGGTCGAACGCCTCGGCATCTCCGCCGAGGACCTGAGCGCGCTCAACTTCGCCGGCAAGCTGAACGGCATCGAAGCAGAAGACATGACGATGGCGCTGACCAAGCTCAGCGTCAAGATGCAGGAAGCGGCCAGCGGCAGCAAGGAAGCCGCCGCGCTGTTCGCCGACCTCGGCGTCAAGGTCACGGATTCCAGCGGAAAGCTGAAAAGCGCCGACCAGGTCTTCGCTGAAGTTGCCGATTCGTTCGCGCAACTGGAAGACGGCGCGGGCAAGACGGCGCTGGCCGTCGATACATTCGGCAAGACGGGCGCCAAACTTGTGCCGGTACTAAACGGCGGCTCCGATGGCCTGGCCAAGATGCGCAAGGAGGCCGAACAGCTTGGCGCGATCATCGGAACCGACCTGTCAAAACAGGCCGCCGAATTCAACGACAACCTTGACCGGCTTTCTGTAGTATCCGGCGCAGCGGCGCGATCTATCACCAGCTTGATGCTGCCGTCGCTGATCGAGTTGTCAAATGAACTGCTGGTCGCCATCAAGAACAGCGACGGCCTGCTCGATGCCTTCCTGCGCTATGGCGCGGGCAAATCGTTCAACTTCAAGACGCCAACCGAAAGCCTTGCTGCGCTGAATGTCGAGGCCAGCAAACTGGAAGACCGCCTCAGCATCGGCCGTGGCGAAAAGGGCGACGATGAGCGCCTGCGCCGGCTACAGCAGGAAATAAGCTACTACAGCACGCTCGACAAGCTCAAAACCAAAGCTGACGAGCCAGCAAAGACGGGCGGAACGAAGCCAGTCGTTCGTACCCCTACCGGCGACGGCAAGGGCAAAACCGGCGGCGCCAAGGCACAGGCTGACGAAGCCCTGCGCCTGATCCAGTCGCTCGACGAGCAGATCGCGCTGAAGTCCGCAGATGCGGAAAGCACCGACAAGATGACCGCCGCCGAAGCGCAGGCAGTCAAGGTGCGCTACCAGCTCGAAGCCGGCACGCTGAAGGCGACCGCTGCGCAGCGCGATACCATCTTCGCCCGCCTGGATAGCCTGGCCGTCCTCGAAAAGGAACTCGCCAAGCAAAAGGAATTCGCCGACGCGCTGGCCAAGCAGGAAGAAGGCAACGTCAAGAGCAACCAGGCGATGCTTGAGCAGATCGCTACTGCAGGGCGCGCCGCCGAACTTTACGGCCTGACCGAAAGCCAGATCAGCGTCGTCGAGCAGGCGCGCCTGGCCGACGCCATCGCCATCGCCAAGGAAAACGGCGCGACGGAAGCGCAAATCGCTTACCTAGAGCAGGAGCTTGAGCTGCGCGGCAAACTCTCCGACAGCCTCATCAAGGTCGACACCAAAAAGCAGGAAAAGGCCGATGCCGAGGATGCAATCAAGAAACTCGACGAAATGGGCGAGTTCGCCAAGCAGGCCGCGAAAAACATGCAGGACGCGATGGCCGACTTCTTCATCGACCCGACCAAGGGCGGCATCCAGTCCATCGCCGAAACTTTCGCCCAGACGCTGCAGAAGATGATCGCCCAGGCTGCCGCCGCGCAGCTCGGCAAACTGCTGTTCGGCGACCTTGACAAGACCGGCAATCTCAGCGGGCTGGCTGGCAAGGGGCTGGACTGGCTGTCCGGCCTGTTCAGCTTTGAGAAGGGCGGCATCATGACCAGTGCCGGCGCGGTGCCGCTGCACAAATACGCGATGGGTGGCATCGCCAATTCGCCGCAGCTCGCCATGTTCGGCGAGGGCCGCACGCCGGAAGCCTACGTGCCGCTGCCGGATGGCCGGCGCATTCCGGTGCACATGCAGGGCGGCGGTGGCGGCAGCCTGCACCAGACGCTCAATTTCTACGGCCAGGCCGAGCCGGCGCAGGTCAAGCGCGCGGTCGCTTCGGGCGGGCGATCGGTGCTGGCGCTGCAAAACGGAGCGCGCCGCTATGGCTGATTTCCTCGAAGAACGCATTTCCGACCTGATCCGCTACGGTTCGAACTGGCAGGACGAATTCGCCGTCGAAATCACGCGCAGTTCCGGCGGCAGTGAAGACCGGCGCCTTATCCATCCCTACCCGGTGCGCCGCTTCGACGTTTCCTACATGCTCGACAGCGACCGCCTGTGGACCGAGCTGGTCAACGTCTATGCGCGCGCCCACGGCACCTTCGCCGGTTTCCGGGCCCGCTGTTTCGACGAGTGGAGTACCAATGGTCCCAAGGGCTCGCCCACGGCCTTCGACCATGCGACGCTGCAAGTCACCCTTGGTTCCGCCTACCAGATCAGGAAATTCTACGGCATCGACAAAACCGCAGGCGCCACGGGCTACCCGTGCAGGGTCATCAAGAAGCCGGTGGCCGGCACCGTCAAGTGCGCCATCGGCACGGTGGAAATGGCAAAGTACAGTGCTACATGGGATGTCGATACCACCACCGGCATCATCAGCTTTCCGGCCAACGGCAGCGCCACGATCACCGGCATCAGCCAGGCGACGCAGGCGGTGATCTCATATTCGACTATGTCCGGCAATATTTATGGCGGTCAGAGCATCCTGATCACCGGGGTCGGCGGCATGACGCAAATCAACAACAAGCGCGCACTGGTTGTAAATGTAACGCTTTCGCACATTACCATCGACCTCAACACGACCGCCTATTCAACCTATACCTCGGGCGGCGGCGTGAACACGCGCCCGCAGACTGGCGAAACAGTCTATGCTGGCTGCGAGTTCGATTTCCCGGTGCGCTTCGATTCCACGTTGCCGGTTGGCCAGGATTACCCCGGCTGGCGGCCGGTCGAGTCGGTGCAACTGGTGGAAATCCTCAACCCATGAAAGCCACCGTCGCCCCGCATGAAACCGGCGTCAAGTGCCTGCGCATCGAATGCACGGACGGCACCATCATTCGCCTGACCCGCTACCCGTTCGACCTGACCATGAGCAACGGCCAGGTCTATCTGTCGACGGCGGGCGCCGACCTTTCTGCCTATGATTCGACCACGGCCTTTTCCGCATCGGCGGTCGACCTCGATGGCTTTGTCGGCTATGCCGGCATCACCCGCGACAAGATCGCCTCGGGCGTCTTCGACAACGCCCGCGCCTACCTCTTTGCCACCAGCTTCCTTGCGCCGGTCGAGGACTACGAGCCCATCGTGTCCAGCATCGTCGGCAAGACCACGCTGGAAGACGACGTGTGGAAAGCCGAGGAAATGGCGCTGGTCGATGCGCTTGGGCAGGCGGTCGGCTTGTCCTACCAGGCAGCGTGTTCGCGCACCTTCGGCGATGCCGGCTGCACGGTCAGCCTGGCCGCGCTCGCCGAAGTCGGCGCCATCACCCATGTGACCAGCCAGTCGAGTTTCCGCGATTCGTCGCGTACCGAAGCGGCAGACTATTTCGGCGTCGGCACGATCAGCTTCACCTCGGGGCCGAATGTCGGGCTCAAGCCGCTGGAAATCCGCAGCTACGCACTGGACGGCAGCATCGTCACCTACGAGGCCGCCTATTACACGGTCGAAGTCGGTCACACCTTCACCATCACGCCCGGCTGCCGCAAGACGCTGGCCGCCTGCAAGGTGCACCAGGGGCATGTGCTGAACCACTTCGGCTTTCCCGACGCGCCGACCTCGTCGGTCTATGCGCAGATCGGCACCAAATGACGGTTGATGACATCCTTGCCGCTGCCCGTTCGGCACTCGGCACGCCGTTCGTGCATCAGGGCCGGCAGGCCGGCAAGGGGCTGGACTGCGCCGGACTGATGATCCATGTCGCCCGTCAGCTTGAGGTCGAGCACAGCGATGCCGGCGGCTATGCCCGCCGCCCGTCCGGGGGGTTGCTCGAATCCATGCTCGATGCGCAGCCGGGCATCCATCGCGTCACCGGCAATCCGCAAGCCGGCGACCTTATTCTGATGCGTTTCCTTGGTGCGCCGCAGCATCTTGCCGTCTGTGCCGGCGACACCATCGTTCATGCCTACGAAACCGTCGGCAAGGTCTGCGAGCATAACTTTTCGCCCGCGTGGCGTTCGCGTGTCGTGCGCGTCTATCGGTTCAACGGGGTAGAAAATGAGTAGTCCAGGCCAGATCGTCGGTGGCGTACTAGGCGCGGTTGTCGGCTTCTTTACGCCGGCCGGGCCGATTATCGGCGCGCAGATCGGCATGATGGTCGGCGGCTATATCGACCCGCCCAAAGGACCGAACATCACCGGGCCGCGCCTCTCCGATCTATCGCAACAAACCGCCTCGCTCGGCCTCGTCATTCCGCGCCTCTACGGAACCGCCGCGCTGTTCGGCAACATCTTCTGGATCGAGAACAACCAGTTGAAAGAGGTTGAAGCGACAGAAGAACAGGGCGGCAAGGGCGGCGGCGGGGCAGAGGTCACGACCTATTCGTATTTCGGCACCTTCGCGCTTGGCCTGTGTCAAGGGCCGATTGACGGCATCAAGCGCATCTGGATCGGCGGCAAGCTGATCTATGACGCTTCAGCCACCACGATTTCATCCGAGATGGCAACATCCGAAGCGCTTGGCATTTCATCGCCGCTGCGCTCGGGGTCGGCCGTTGTCGGACTGGAAGGCACGACGATGGCTTTCTACTACGGCGGGCCGGATCAGCCTGCCGATCCGCGCATGCAGGCCGCGCTCGGGGTCGATAACTGCCCGGCCTATCGCGGGCTGGCCTACATCGTCTTCTATGACCTGCCGCTCAAAGATTTTGGAAACACCCTGCTCGGGGCTCAGATCAAGGTCGAAGTGGTCGCGCAAGGGACGCTCGTCCCGTCCACGGCGAGTACGTCTGTCCATAACGATGTTGTCCCTGGCTGGGGGTCAGGCCTCGGGCCATTCAATCCGCGCCTCGAAAACGGCGTGTTCACCGCCGACATGCCTGACGAACAGTTTGCCGTTGCCTTGAATGGCGCGCGCGTCACGCCACGCGGAAACCAGACGGTCGGCATGTGGGAAGACCCGCTGGATTCGGCATACACGTTATTCGTCGTCGGCGTGCTGACCGATCCGGCTGGCAATGATGTCGTAGTCACCTATCGCGGCACCGGGTCATTTTACCAAACAGGAACCCTGCTCCTCGGTGAAACCATCATCAGCACGCGCACCAACGATGATTCAGACGACTTCCTTGGCGCGGCGGTCGACCCGGTAAGCAATCGGCTTTACGTGATGATTGACAATACCGGGCTTACAGCCGGCACGCGCTTAAAAATTTACGAAGCGGACGGAACATTGGTCAGTGATCAGTCGGCGGTAATAAACAATCTTGCGCCGGTCAACCACGTGTCTTACTCACTGATTCCAGGCTTTGAAATCATGTGGTGCGTCGAAGCCGGCGGGAAATATTTGTGGACCTTCAGCATTTACAGCAACGCCGGAGACAATCCTTTCAATGTCTATCGCATCAATGACGACGGCACCGTCACCTATGAGCGCCGGGCATGGTTCGACCCCACCGCCACCCCGTCGCCATTCGACGGCACAAAAGGCGCAATGGCCGCTGCGAATGGGCTTTGTGCGTTGCTGACCAACTCAGGCGGGTTTGCTGTCCTTTCCAGAAATGACGCCATATCGCCCGCCCTGATTCCACTTTCGGAAATCGTCGAAACGGAGTGCCTGCTGTCCAACCTGCTCGAATCGGCAGACATCGACGCCAGCGACCTCGATTCCGACCTGGTTCGCGGCTATCGCCTGGCCTCGGTCGGTGCGCTGCGCGCCGCGCTTGAGCCGCTTCAGGCCGCCTGGCCGTTCGATGTGGTTCAGTCCGGCTATGGCATCGCCTTCCGCCGCCGTGGCACGTCTTCCGTGGCGACGATCCCGATGGAAGACCTCGGGTCGGTGGCGGGTAACGAAAAGGCGCGGGTGCGGCTGTCGCTGTCGCGTGAAATGGATACCCAGCTCCCTCGCCGCGTGTCGGTAACTTACCTCGACGCCACCCGCGAATACGACCTTGCCGAGCAATCGAGCGAGCGTCTGAATACCGATGCGGTAAATGTCATAAAGGTCGAACTGCCCATCGTCATGAACGCGAACGAGGCGGCAGGGGCGGCCGAGGTGCTGAATTACCTTTATTGGCTTGAGCGCCACGATGCGTCTTTCGTCCTCGGCCCGCAGTACCGATACCTGGAACCCGGCGACGTGGTGACGGTGACGGGCAACGGGCAAAGCTACCTTTTCCGGCTGAATCGCATCCAGTACCTGCCGGACGGCAGGCTTGAGTGCGCGGCCAAGATGGCGTCGACGGCAATCTACACGCCGGCTGCGGTCGGTGTCGAAGGCAACG